CGAAGTGCCGTAATGGGAACCTTTGCGGAACATGATCCGTAGGCCCTGCACACCGGAGCCGTTGTGGGCTTTACCTGACCAGGCTTTCTGCCAGTCGCCCTCGAAGCGTTCGTGGACGAGGGACGGCATTACTCGTCGCGGGTTCTGAACCTTGGCGCCAGGTCGGCGATGTTGACCCCGGTGTCTGTGACCGGGAGCCCTAGAACGTGGTCGGTCACTCGGTCACCTCGTCGAGTTGGTCGAACGACCACCACATCTGAAAGACGTAACGGGACTGTCCGACAGGCGGGAGAGTCTTGTGGGCGTGGGTCCACCCGGCAGGGAAAATGACGAACTTGCCCGCCTCAGGGTTCACGAAGAAGTCCTGCTGGGGGAACAACAACTGCCCGCCGGTCTTGACATCGTTCAAGAATCCGACGCCGGTCAGGTGGCGCCGATTGAGGACAGGGCCGTATGGGTAGTAGTCGGAGTGGGTGGCGTGATAGGCACCGCCGTCCAAATAGCGGAGCACCTGGTAATGCTCTGCCACCGAGAAGGACGGCTGCTTGTTGGCTTCCGGGACATCGCCTAGGTACTTGTTCAGACAGGTAGCGGCGAACTCCAGCATGGGCCGGTGCACATTCGGGAAGTCATAGGCCGAGTAGGACTGCTGATGGGAGTCACGTTCTGCAAGGTCCGGTTCGTCAGAGCCGATGACCTTGGAGCGGTGCCATTCGCCCTGTTCGCTGTGTTCGATGATCTCGTCGCAAAGCACAACAGCAGGGTCAGCGGTGTAGATGTGGATGAAGTCGTTGCTCTGGGTTAGCGGAGCAAGAGTGGCAACAGAAGATTCAAGGAGCATGACCTACTCCTCTGGCATTTCTATTTCCACCCAAGTGGTGTTTTCTTCATCCCACTCGTAGAACGGCGGCTCGCCAATGGTGCCGGGGTAGGCGACCGGTGCTTCCCAGAAGTGGCCGGTGTCGTCCAGCACCCACGATGGGAACGGCTTCGGTTGGATGAAGATGTCCAGTACCGGGTCGTAGGTGCCGCCGACAGCGGCGTAGCCAGCCCGTGTGTTGCCGTTGTACGAGGTCTGAATCCAGGTTCCCGATTCGGGTAGGAGGTCGTTGAGGAAGTCGATGCCTCGCTGCTCGTCCTCTACCCCGTCGATGGTGGTGACATCGTTCCCGACTACCAGCACTCGAAGGATCGTGTTGGTTTCGTCTAACTCTGCGAAGTGAGCCATCAGATCAGAGTCACCCATCGGCAGATGACTAGGCCGCTGCCGCCCGCCCCTGATCCGCTGTTCTCATGGGCGCCACCGGTGCCGCTGCCTGAGTTCGCTGGGGCGGCGTTTGACGCCCCATTCACTCCGGGTGTGCCACCACCAGAACCGCCCGACCCGAAACTGGTCGGCCCGTGCGAGGTAGCCGACCCGCAGCCGCCGCCTCCACCGCCAACCGTGCTGAGCCCTACGCCTGTCAGCAAGGCGTGGGTCGCACCCGACCCGCCGTTGCCAGCGAAAGTGGATGCGCCGCTACCCCAAGTGGCAGTTACACCGGCTGATCCAACACCGCCACCGCCACCGCCACCGATCTGCCCGGTGACGTAAGCCCGTGTGCCGTCGCCGCCCCTGTTACCGGTCACTCCCGTAACAGCACCCGGTCCTTGAGGGCCGGTAGCCAAACCACCGCTGCCGTTCCAAGAGCCGCCACCGCCACCGCCACCGCAACCACCAACATGGCCGTCGTAATAACTCGGCACCGAGTAAGAGAACCCAGCGCCGAAACCACCGCCGTAGACCTCGAAAATCGGGCTGCCAGCAGGGTTCACTGTCGTCGGAGAACCGTTGTTGCCTGACGACATAATGCCGGTCGGGGGAACCGTTGCACCTGCGGCTCCGGCACCGACCGTGACCGTGTGAACTTCCGAAGCCATGTTGGTCACGGTGTGCGCCCAGTACCCCCCGGCGCCACCGCCGCCAGCACCGGAACCGTTCAGATTGGCTTTGCCGCCGGACGCGCCGCCCGACAACTGGAACCATTCAACGTTCCGGTTGTTGCCGGTGATCGTCAAACTGCCAGAGGCAAGCCACTTGACGTAGGTGTAGACGCCGCTGACGCTGACCGTCCCACCCGACTGGCTGTAAAGGAGAGGAACACCGCCGCCCTGAGCGGCAACGACCCCGTGATCGGCTGGCCGAATAGCCATCAGGTCAAAGCGCCAATCAGCGACCAGGTATCAGTAGCCGTCTTGATAAGCGTCGCAGCGGCGTACTGACCGTCGATCTCCTTGTTGGAGTCCTTCGACTGGATCGTCACACCGGAACCCTGAGCCAACGTGCAGTTAGCCGAACCGATGTTCTGAACAATGATCTGCGTCCCCGTCGGGTAAGCCACCGACGAGTTCGGCGGCACCGTAAACGTCTGCGCCGAACCATTCGAGGAGGTAACCATCTTCCCGGCATCAGCCAGAACAAACGTGTACGTCGTACCGGTCTGAGCATTGAACGCCAGATAGGTAGTCGTCGTTCCCGTGAACGTCGCATCCGTACCCGTCAAAGCACCCGTCAACGTCCCGCCGGCCAACGGCAGCTTCGTCGCGTCAGCAGCCGTAGCCGCCCACGCCGTAGCGCCACCAGACGAATGCGTCAACACATGCCCGGCCGTAGCCGACGCTGCGTTCGACGCACCCGTACCGATCTTCGTCTCCAAGGCAATCGTCGCCCCATGCACGTTGACATGCATTACGTCATGCTCTTTGCCTGACGCATCGAGATCGTCGGTGGACGAAATGTCCGTCCGAAGTTGCGAACCAGAAGTATCTAGTGCGCCGGGATATGCGGTAGCCATCAGTCAGCCCCTTACGGAGTCAGATCCAGCGTCCAAATGCCGCTGGCGTTCCAGGTAATAGTGAATGTCCCGTTCGCAGAGCTGTAGTCAGCCCCGAAGTTGACGAGACAGATCAGCGGGTCGCTGCCAAGCGTGTCGTCGTAGACAACCGCGGCCCTGGCGTTGCTGATAGTCGAGGTTGTCCACGAAGTGTCAGCCGCGTCGAACTTGATTGTTCCCGAGGAACCGGCACAAGTCACCGACGTGAGGGCCGCACCACCAGCCGTGTAGCCGGTACCAGAAACTTCCTGACCGGAAAGGTCAGCCCAATGGTCGTGGGTGTCGAAGTTCGGGGTGGCGCTGTTCGTGATCATCCCCACTTTGAACGTGTCCGAGGCTGTATTCACGGCCAACTGCGTGGCATCCAAAATGTCCACGAATGTTGGCAGGAACATGCCTGATGCTGTGACTGCCATTACTGGTCACCTCCTGGGACGACCTTTAAATCGACCGACTCTGGGACAACCTGCGCGTCTACGCGGCCATCCCAATGTTCGGTCTGAACACCGCCTACCTCGCCGTCAGAATCACGGCGCACAGGTGTGCGGTTCGACGTGCCTCGCTTGGTGAGGAATCCAACCGATGAATACTTACCGCTCATCTGTCGTACATCTCTTCGGCCTCCGAGGCTTCTTCGTCTTGTAAGAAAAGTTGATGTTGGTCTGATCAGTGAGGGCCGGGGCGCTTGCCGAACCCCGGCCCTCACCGTCAGAACTCATCGGGCCTAGTTGGCGCCGATGCTGGAAGCTGACTCGATCCGACGGATCGCAGCCTCACGGAACCGGCCGTAGCCGCACATCGCGTACCAGCCGACTGGCTGGAAGCGACGCAGGGAATCGGTAACGGGACCGAACACGACCGACGGGTTCTGCCCGTACATGGTCGAGTACGCCATCGCCAGGGCCTGCTGGCCGATGATGACGGTGCCGTAGGCGTCCACGTTGGAAGCTCCACCGTTAGCGACGAGCAAAGCCCGAGGCGTCTCGATGAAGTCCACACCGTCGAAGATGCCGATGGAGCCCTTACGGACCCCGTCAGCGTCCTGACGGATCTGGAACGACCGCAGGTCAGCGGTACCGGTGTTGCCGATGAAGTCGTAGGCGACATCCGGGTGGATGAAACCGATGTACGACCCGCCGATGGTCGGAACGGAAGCGGTACGCAACGCTGCGACCTGCTCACGAACCGAGTTCGACGTAATGACATTGCCAGCTACCAAAGCACCTCGCGAGGTCTGCCCGATGTAGCTGACGTTGGATCCAGCCTGAAGCTGGTCAGCGGCAATCTGGTCGAGCGAATCGGCGGCGTTGTAGCCGACGATGTTCGCAGCGTCCGAATCGACGTTGAGGAACGACTGGCCGCGAAGTGCCGCCGTCGTGATAACCGCGTTGCCGTACTCGGCAAGGTTCACGGTCACCGTGGAATCGCTCATCGCGACTGCCGTCACATCTGAGGTCTCGGTCAGAGCCGTAGTGGCCTGGCTGAGATCCGCGTAGATGTTGAACGTCACGCCAGACCCACGATGGGACTGACGGGTTGCCTTCACAGACGCGTAGTCGGAGTGCAGGGGGTTAGCCCGGAACGCGAAATACGCGAGCTGCTCGAAAGCAACCTGGTCACTGGAGAGCGATGACTTCTGAGTGTAAGCCATTGCTAGTTACTCCTAGGGGGAAGGAAGCAACTCATCCTTGGACATCGAACTCGAACCCCTGCGAACGCATCAGAGCCTTCAGCTCCGCTTCGCTGCCGGTTGAGCGGATCTGAGCATCCAGGTCCGGTGGAACCACCGGCTGTGCCTGAACGCCGGCCTCAGCGATCCTCTGCTGCGCCGCCAACTCCTGCTGGAGTGTGGCCGTCTCCCCGGTAGGAAGATTGACCACGTTCGACGCCTCAGACTGAGGGGGACCATCAGTGATGAATCCCGCCTCGATTGCTGCTGCCCGGATCGCTTCGGTTTCGACCTCACCGTCGTACCCCTTTACGAAGTACGCCTGGCGGGAGTCTGCCGGGTTGATCCCTGCTGCCCGGAACGCTTCTGCCTTCTGGAGGCCGGTGAGGGATGCTTCCAGTTCAGCCACTCGGGCCTCTGCTGTCTGCGCTCGCTCTTCCAGCACTCTTCGGAAGTTGCGTTTCGGTTCGCCGCTCTCGTCTAGTTCAATAACCTCGGACTCGTTTGCTTCGTCGGTCATCTATGTCCGCTCCCTGTCCTAGTTCGCATCTCCCCGGGAGGCGGGGAGATGGTGGCTGCGCCGGCAGCTCGCACAGGGCAAGCGGACTGTGGCCGTTCGGCGTATGACGAAACCTTAGCACGCTTACATGCATGTAACTACGGATAGGTAACTTGCGCCCTAACCGTTGCTCGGATGATTAGCGAAGAACTCCGCGTACTGCTCAGGCGACTGGAGGATCACCACGACGCCGCCGGAGGCCGGCTCCGGTCCTTTGCCAATCGTCATCGAGATCGTGCCGACCAGGGTGCCTAAGGCAACTAAAAGTGCGGTGATGGTTGCGAGCAACTTCGTCATCTTGGACATCGGATCGCTGCTATCAGGTGGCCGCGCCGAGCCCGGTGTAACCGCCCTGCGTCATCACTGGGCCACCCGACTGGGAGAACGCTGCCAGGCGACGCTGACGACGCTCCTCGATGCGGCGAGCCGACTCCGGGTCGGTACCGAACTTGTCGCCAACCAGGTCTGTGCGCGTGATATCGCCGACATCACCGACTGATTCCTCAGCCAGTGTGGACTGCGCTACTTCCTGGAACCCCCGACGAGCCATTGTGTCAGTGACCCCGGCAGCCTGTAGGCGTTCGGCGGTCTGGCGGT